CTTCTTGGACTTCTTGGACTTCTTGGACTTCGTTTCCTCCTCATCCTCGAAACCATCCACTCCTTCAACCCCATACAAAAGCTCCTCAAGCTCCTCCTCGGAAAGTATTTTAAGAAGCTTGTCCAGATCGTAAGTCTTCTTGAGGATTGATTCAGGATAATCCGGCCTGTCCCGGAAGTCCACCTTGGATATCTCCGGATATGGTTTTCCCTTATACTTCTTCTTTTTGAACCTCAGAAGAAGGGTCTTTCCACCCTTGAGTTCTCCGAAACCGTTATTTTCCTCATCCTCATCCATTTCCTCCTTGAGGAGGTTTCCAAATGTGAAGGATGATTGATTTAGAATCTGAACCCCTTCAAACTTATTATCCTTGTCGATCACGTTGTAAATTTCTCTCTCTGACCATTTAAGATGAGAAACCTCTTCCCTGCTCAACCCCTCCCGGAGTTTCTTTGCTCTCAAAGCACAAATCGGACAAGGAAGGCCCACTGTAGTGGGGCACACCACCGTTTGACTCTCTGGTCCCTGATTCTTGTGAACACGAAAGATGCGCCGGAACCAGGTCATTCCCTTTGGAACCTCCTCGGGATGATCATCCACCGTCACCTTATATGGAACCACATCCAGTCGGCAACGAGCCGCTCCGTTTGAGATATCCGGTGAGAAGGTCTTCACAGACTGAGTGTAGTATGATCCAAAGTCAGTTCCAATAACCCTCTCCTGATTCTTCTTCTTCGCGTGATCCTTCATTGACCACTTCTTGTCCTTCTTAGCCATTCGATTTCCTCCTTTTCCTTGTTGTTGCTGTATTCGTTTCCTTCGCCCTCATTACCTTATCCCTCGTGGACTTCGCCCGTTCTTTGAGATACTGCTCGTAAGAATCCCCACTCAAGGCTGACATCCTGGCACTGGATGTATAATACTCAGCCGTGTATAACCGTACCAGCAATTCCACCCTGTGCAAGTTGTCCTTAAGGTTAAACATAGCACTCCGAACCAAATCTGCTCTATACTGCGCCTCTTCCCACTCCTTCCTAGACCTGATATAATCTCTATGGGCTCGATAATAAGCCTCAACATTCTGCTGATTCATCTTCACGCCTGTTAAATCCTCACCCCCTTCCCAGGCCCCTTTAATCAGCTTAGACCTTACTGTCTTATATTTCCGCTCAGCCCGTCTGGCAAGTTTATCCGCATAAGCAGAAGCCCTCGCATACTTGATCATAAGAGAAGACTGACGAACCAACTCCATATGGAGATTATCCGGATCAATAGTCATATCCCCTTCATAATCAAATTCATCAAAGTTTACCATCGTCCACTCCTTTAGGAAAACAGGACGTCATAACAGCTGGAAACCAGCCCAGCCCGTCCAGTGGAATAATAATTATCTTCAAAACACTCCAATATCTTCCGTGCTAGGTCATTTCTCCCTCCTTTCAACAGTATTGAAGTATAATACCCCAACACCGCTCGTCTCACCTTCTCCGGTTCCTCTTTCAACCCGTTCAACACTTTACATACATCCTTCCAACCCACCCCCTTTTTCATTAAGATCCTACAAAGATCAATTGAGGCGTTTAAGCGGGATGCCTCTTCAGCTGCAATCCTCTCCATCTGCTTCGGTTTTAAATCAACAATCTTTTCCAATATGGATAGAGCTATTCCCGGAGAACCAAATGAATCCCGGTAAAGGATGTCCATAACGGACTCCGGAAGCTTGATATCCCGCCCACTCTTTTTAATAACCCTCCTCACCAGTTTCTCCATCTCCTCATAATCCAACGGATCAAGGTGGTAATGAAGACACCTACGTTTGAAGGTGTCTTTAAGGGCTTCCGGTTCAGTAGTGGCTAGGATAAAATACACGTGAGATGGGGGTTCCTCCAACGTCTTGAGTAAAGCTTCCTGGGCATCCTTGGTGAGCTTATGGCATTCATCCAATAGATACACTCGATTCTCCCCGGCCCTCGCTTTGTATCCCACGTTCCTCCGGATACCCCGCGCCGTATCAATCCCACCCAAGGATGCCGCATCCATCTCGATATAATCCGGATTGTTGTGTAAAGGTTTACTGGGGTCGAAAGCACCCAAAAATCCCGCAATGATTCGTGCGAGAGTTGTCTTCCCGGACCCGGCCTGTCCGGTAAGTAAGAAAACCCTGGGCCTGTCCTTCCTGCTCAATTTAGCACGCAAAGACGCAATAACCCCCTCATTGCCCACATAGCCCTTAAACGTCTTGGGACGATAATCAGTATGTAATGCCATAGCTTCTCCTCTAACCAATCAACTTTACGCTCTTTTCCGGCTTTCCGTTATCTCCAAACCAATTACCATCTACCCCAAAATACTCATACTCAACCTCAAGATTCGTTATTACAAAAGGCCAAGCCTCTTTTAGCCCTTTGCTCATAATCTCAAAGGTCATAGCTTGATAATCCTCTTCCTCAGCTGGGTCCACATCCGACACAACCTCATCGTGGATCTGACCAACCAACTTGGTGTTCCACTTGCCCCTCTTTAATTCCTTATTGATATCTATAAGAGACTTGAGGAGACATTGGAATGCCGTACCTTGTATTGGATAGTTGTAGACCTGGTTCTTTTCCATATGCCCAACATACCGAAAACCCGTTAAGCTCTCCACATACCCATCCCGGAGATATTGATTGTAATGAGCCTTCTTCCAAGCCGCATACCTCCGAAACTTTTTCCAAAACCGCTTTTCCACAGCCTTCACGTGTTCCTGAAAATCTCCAAAATCCTTTATCCCGTGCCTCTGTAAATGTTTCTTTAATGGTTCTCCCTTAAAATTCTTAAGCTGAAGTTTGTCAATATCGTCCCAAATAGTCCTAGCAATCTGTCCCCAATAGTCTCCATAAAATTGAGCGAACACAAAGCTGTTCTTCGCCACAAATCGAACGTTTTCAGGAAGCTTCCCTTTACTGTCTGGTTTGAGGAAGAATAAATCACAAGCAACATCCCGATGCATATCTGCCTTGTCCAACAAAGCTAGATAATTCAACATCTCAGGATCTTTATGGTACCAAGCACTAGCCCGAACTTCCACCCCTCCATAATCGGCCCCAACCAATCTCCTACCCTTCCTTGGTATGAAAGCCTTCCGAACAATCCCCCCCATTTCCTTATCCCGAATAGGCATATTCTGGAAATTGGGGTCTGAAGAGCTTGACCTATGAGTACGTGTGAGAAAAAGAGAGAAGCCTGGATGGATGAAACCATCCACCGTCTCCCGATAGATTTTTCTCAAATAGGTGTTTTGAACCTTCTTCAATTTTTTGATGTAGAGATAATCGTTTATAAAAGGAATGTTCAAAGCTTCCAATGACTCTTGATCGGTAGACGGAGTTGCCTTGACTCTCTCCTTATTGTCCATCTGCTCATAATATTTTCCATTGGTGTACTTCCTTGGCTGATGGCCCATCTCCCCGAACAACATCCTAATCAACTGCGGTCCTGAATCGTAATTGGCTGAGGATCCATAAACCTTTTTCCACAATTTTGCTTCCTTATATCGAGAAAGGGCTTTGGTACGTACCTCAATATCCTTATCCAACCTCTTTATCTCGTTTTTCACGTAACTGGTGTCTATTCTGATTCCATTACATTGAAGATCCGCCATTGCTAGAGAACCTTCGTGAACCAACTTGTAGGCATCTTTAGAGGAACAAACCACTCTCATAAAAACACCTCCATATCATCCTTCGCCATACGATACTCCAAAATAGTGTCAACTCCGTTATACCTCAAGAGGGTTTTGATTGGTATCTCAAATATTCTATTAAAGGCATTCCCGTCCTTCTGATTCTTACTCTTCAAGAGATGACGAACCTCATCATCATACCCACATATACCATACCGAACGTAACCTTGAAACTTGACGTTGCAGGTCTTCTCTCGATTGTCTTTGATATGCGAGGATGCCACAACATCGAATATCCACTTCCTTACCCTTGTTTTGAAACAAACCTCTGACCACATTTCCTCAAAGGGAATATTACCAGCTATCTTCCCTATATTCTTGTTTTTAAGCACCTTCACCAGGTAAGGAATAACACTCGGAGTGATTAGAAAAGCCGTTGCACTCTCATCATTCTCTGAAATAGAGGTTGACACAACCTTGTGTCCTTTTCGGTGGGGTTTCTTCCCTGTTGTTTCATAGTCTATCGAAATCAAGGGTGGTTCTCTCTTGAGCAAATCCTTGAGATAGAATATTACGTCTGAATCCTTGAGGAGGATGTTCACTTGATCCTCTTCATTTGCATACTTAGGAAATGGAACGTCAAGCATCTCAACCGCACGCCTAACATCCGTGGCAAAGAGCTTCCATACCATCTTGTCTTTCTCCCAAGATCGGTTCACATAGGAAGGATGGTACGTGGGGCAGATCCAACACTTGAACGTACGATCAGGTATGGTCCAACCCCTCCAACGATTCACACCACCAAGATCCTCCTTCCATACCTGTCCGATCACGGACTTAATTGCAGAGTCTCCGGCCAATATTATCACCCTCGGCTTGAAATCCTTTATCAACTCGATAATGTGCGTGCGACAAAAATCTATCTCCACATCAGTTGGGGTCCGATTCTTTGGTGGGCGGCATCGAACTGCGTTTGTCTTTATACAATCCCGGTCCAAATCTATTCCACAAGCAGACAAAGCCCTCCTGACAGTCTTCCCAGCCTTTCCAACTAGCTGCTTCCCCAAGTGATCCTCTTTCTTTCCTGGAGCCTCGGCTATTAGTAATATCTTCTTCTTACCCTTCCCGGTGGGCTTCATCATAGGAGAAAGACAACCCTTTGACAAAGAGCAACCTTTACAACCCCTTCTCTTCCTCAAATCTCTGAAGGATGTTTCCAAATCCTTCTTGCTAAAAAATCCGTAAGGCTCAATCAACATAACCCTACTCCTGGGCAGAAGCAATCGCCACTACGTGTTGAAAGCTGTCCCCCTTCAAAGTAAAAGACCTATCTCCCAGATACGCAGACTTGACCAAGCCTGAAGCCTGTGATATAAACTGAGGAGGAACCCGGAATGAAACAGAATCCCCGGTATAATCCATCTTGACCTTTTCCTTGAACCACCCCACCTCCTTGTTTTCCCCGTATACCAAAAGCTTTCCCTTTTCAAGGGTTATGGTAATCATCGAACTTGTGGGTGATTCCCGGTCCTGTGAAACGAATAACTGGGCCCTGGAAACCACCTCTTTGAGGTCCGGGAATGGAACCTCCTTCCGACCAGTATTGTTAAATAGATTGTCCAAGTCCGTATAGGCAGAATCAAACAACCGACAAGAAAACACTGCCCCAGAAGATGTTTTGAAGTGCGCCCAACTGCCTTTTATCCCATACTTTTTAACCTCATACTTGACTAATTCCTTCGCTGCATCCGCAAATATCAGCACCTCCTTACCCTTAAAAGGACTGGACAGCTGGTAACGAGTTGCCCGGAATTTGTCGCAGGTTTCTACATACTCCTTAGTAATATGAACGCATCCAAATACTGGAGCATCCTCCGGACTTGTGGACGCCGTAAACAGCACAAACCCGATTGCTTCCAAAAAGTTTTCCGGCAAGCTTCTCCACTTTTCCACATTCCGAGAGTCGAAGTCTTTGGTTTGGACTTCCACGTCTTCCACATTGATTCCAGCGGTCATACGCTTACCCTTAACCACCAACTCATTTCCCTTTTCGAATATGTCCAACTCTTCATCCTTAGCCCTGGATATCAAGGCTAAAAACTCCTTTGCGCGAACGGATCCATTGAAGTCAATGAGGGGAGAATCCTGAACTACCGCAACTTCATCATTACTCGTAATGATTTTCCCGTCTGAAAAAACGAAGCAGATGGCCTGCTCGGACTCTTCTGCCGATGAGGCCAATCCCGGCTTCAACTCATTCATAATCTTCAAAAACGCACTCCTGTTGACTTTCATCCTATTCCTCCCTTGAATTCCCACGAATAGATTTTTTTGACCTCTACTGGATTGAGTTTGTCCTTAAAAGCCTTTAGACTGGGCTTGTCGAGAACCCCGCCATCATTTACCATTTTCCCCCCAATATTTGAAACGGGGTTCGTGTAGAAAAGGAAACGCATATACTCGGACAGAAAGGGCTCAGGAAGACAAATACAGTACCGATAGTTGACATATTTCCAATTGTAATCCCAAACGTTGACTCCCACCAACTCATTCCCTCGAAAAAGACCAGCACGATGCTCTCCATTAAAGTAAAAATTCATCATCACTTCATCATCCTGTATATTATCTTCTGGACGATTGGAAAGCCATTTTAGAAATAACTCCTCTTGTTCATCGTACCAATCCCCTGAACTAAGTAACCGCCGATAATCAACCAGAACTCCCACGGGAACTGATCTGGGCCACTTCCTTACATTTTTCCGAAATACAGACCAGTCGCCCCCCGACATATCCAAGAAGTTTCTAGGATCATAAATGTAATTATAATCCAAAAACTTCCTGTCTGCACGAAGATAATCAAACTCAACAATAAACGGTTCCATATAACCTGGAAAATCAGCCCATATATTAATCCCCGGATCAATAGATACCCTCCCTAAATTACTAATAGGAGGAAGCAACAAACCATAATCCGGAGCACTAATCCCCGTTTTGTAATCCCCTCTTAGCTCCTCACAATTTGCACGTTTGAAATATTCCTCAGAACACCAAAAGTTTGGCTCTATTCTATTACTCTCCATCAACTCTAGGTACTTGGAGCCCAAACCCTTCGCCATAATCCACCCCCTTCTTCACACATCTATTACTTCTTGGTTTTCTTCCCGTTCCTGCTCCTCCGGACTTTCTCCCCTCTCTTTCTTTCATCAGACGTTCCACCAACTTCCTGCTCACCTGCCCAGTCTTTCTGCTTTTTCCTCCCATCCTTATCCCCCTTTCTTCTTGACTGCCTAATCTCCCCCATTTCGTCATACACACAGGTAGAAAGTATGCCCCTCATTTTCGTTTTGGAATCCAAGCCCTGTAGGTAGGCATACTCATCTTCCTCCGTTCCGAAACTAATCTGGATGCTTGGGGTGAAGAGAAAAAGTGCCTCAAAGTCCGGAGTCCGAATACCCACCGGCCCAAAATCCCTTGATATCTCATCCTCTCCAGAAACCAAAGCCCCAAACCCTTCGCCGCCAGTGCGTCTCAACTCCAAAACACTTCCGTCATAGATGTTCCTCTGACTGATCCTAAGTTTCCTCCCCTCCGACCAAAATTCGATATGGCTAAGGTTTGTATCAAGAAGCTCCAAAATGCTTCTATTTAGTGTTATCCGGTTCTCTTTAAGATTGGAATATCTTTCAAACACGGCCTTTATCTCTTCCGGAGTGGATCCTGGGGCAGAACATCTCTTCTCCTTTATGAATCCATTCTTCTCCGTAGAAAACACCACCTTACCACCCTTCTCCTCAAACCTCTTGGAGTCATAATCACTAGCCCGAAAAGACACAGGATGACCAAAAGGAGCCTCGGACTCCCTCAGCGGAAACCGTAGCAACAGGGTATTATCGAAATTCATAATGAAGATTTCCTTACCCACCACGTAAATGGTATTCTTGAGCCTTCCCGTTTGCTCCATTGCCACCGCGTGAGCAAATATCTTTTCCACTCGATCTGTA